ATAAAAATTAATGGTGAAATTTTTAATGTTTTAAGTATTACTAATGACCATGAACTAACAGTAGATGGTAACTTTGAAAGTTCAGCAAGTAGTGTAACTATTCAAAAAAATGGGGCAACTGCAGCACAATTAGCAAGTGGTTCAACAATAGCAAGACCAAGCCAATCTGATTGTAAGTTTGCTTTATACGAAGGTGAATCACAGTATGGTGAATTATTTATAGTAGATGGAGTTAACAAACCTGCATACTTAAAAATAAATATATCAAGTGGAATACATACTTATTTTTTTAAAGAAGTAGAAAGGTCTGCTCCAGATAAATCTAAGTTTGCAACTATCTTTGCAGAAAGATTAATTCTTGCAGGAGACTCAGATAATCCACAAATATTAAGTTATAGTACAAGATTAAAGCCAGAAGATTTTACAGGTTCATCAGCAGGTACAATAGATGTTGGTGATAAGATAGTAACAGTAAAACCTTTTAGAAATAAATTAATTGTTTTCTGTGAAAATAGTATTTTCCAAGTTTCTGGATTAGATGGTACTACTGTAGTATCTGGTGTTACAAAAAATATTGGATGTATAAGTGGTAATACAGTTCAAGAGATAGGTGGAGATTTAATTTTCTTAGCACCAGATGGTTTAAGAACTATCGCAGGAACAGCAAGAATTGACGATATAGAATTAAGTTCTATTAGTAGAAAGATAATGCCATTATTCAGAGATGAAATAATGCCTTTCTTATCATCAATTAGATTTTCTAGTATGGTGATTAGAGAGAAAAGTCAATACAGATTATTTTATTTTAAATCTGGAATTTCTAGTACTATTCAAGGTGGTATTATTGGTACATTTAAAATATCTTCTACGGGTGCAGCAGTATATGAATGGAGTACAACAAAAGGTATTCCTGTAAAAGTTGCTCACGCAGGTGTAGGTGAAAATGGAAGCGAAGTTTTATATCACGCATCTGAAGATGGTAGAGTTTATAACCATGATACTGGTAATAGTTTTGATGGCTCAAATATTGTAGCACAGTATAAAACACCAGACTTAGATTATGGTGATGCAGGTATTAGAAAAACTTTATACTATATCAAAACAAGTATTCGTTCAGAAGGAACAAACGAAAATTTAAAATTACAAACTCGTTACGATTTTGAAAGCAATGATGTAACTCAACCTAATGAAATAGAACTAGGAGCATTACAAACTCCTGCAACATTTGGTACAGGTTCAACATTTGGAACAACAATTTTTGGTGGAACATTATTTCCACAACAAAAAACAACACTAACTGGTAGTGGATTTACAAATAACTTTAGAGTTAGAAGTACAGGGACAGGTTCACCTTATACTGTTTCTGGATTTTATGTAGATTTCATACCCGCAGGAAGGACATAATAAATGGCGACATATACTAGACAAAGTACATTTACAGATGGTGATACAATATTTGCATCATTGCTCAATAATGAGTATGACCAACTAGTAGCTGCATTTAATGTCTCAAGCGGTCATACCCATGATGGTACAACTACTGGTGATGGTGGACCAATATCAAACTTATTCAGTAATACATTAACATTTGGTACTAATACAAATAATGATATCTCAGTTACATTTGATGCAACAAGTAATGATGGTGTATTTACTTGGATGGAAGATGAAGATTACTTTCAATTCTCAGATGATATTTTATTAAGTACAGATGAAAAACTTTTATTTAGAGATTCAGCAATCTATATTAATTCATCAGTAGATGGACAATTAGATTTAGTTGCAGATACAGAAATACAAATTGCAGCAACAACAATAGATATTAATGGTAATACAGAAATATCTGGTAGCTTAACACTAGGTTCAAGCACAGCAGTATCTTCAGTTCTTGATGAAGATAATATGGCTTCAGATTCAGCAACTGCTCTTGCAACACAACAAAGTATTAAAGCTTATGTAGATGCAGTTACAACTTCTCTTAACCAACAAGATTTAGATTTTCAAGGTGATTCTGGCGGTGCATTAGACATTGATTTAGATACAGAAACTTTAACAATAGCAGGTGGAACTGGTATTGATACTGTAGGTTCTGGCACTACTTTAACAATTAGTATTGATGGAACTGTAGTTACAGGTTCTAGTACAGATACATTTACAAATAAAACAATAGATGCAAATGGTACTGGAAACAGTATTACTAATCTTGAAGTAGCAGACTTTGCTTCTGGAGTATTAGACACAGACATAACTTCAGTATCTACTTCAGATGATACACTAGCTTCTGCAAAAGCTATTAAGACTTATGTAGATGCACAAGTAGCAACAGTACCAACTGGTGATATTACAGAAGTAACAGCAGGTACAGGTTTATCTGGTGGTGGTACAACTGGAGCAGTAACTTTAAATATTGATACTGCAACAACAGTTGACTTATCAACATCACAAGCTTTATCAAACAAAACTCTCACAAGTCCTGTTATCAATACAGGAGTATCTGGTTCAGCAATACTAGACGAAGACGATTTTGCTTCCGATTCAGATACTAAATTAGCAACACAACAATCAATTAAAGCATATGTAGCAACTCAAGTAGCAACTGCTAATGAACTATCAGAATTAACTGATACTAACATTACTAGTGCTGCTGATGGTGCATTATTATTTTATGATACAGCAACATCTAAATGGATAGATAATGTTGTATCTGGAGATATAACTATTGCTGATACTGGTGTTGCAACTATCTCAGCAGGTGCAGTTGATAATGCAATGTTAGCAGGTTCAATTGAAAATAATAAATTAGTAAATGACTCAGTAAGTTTTGGTGGAGTGTCTGTAGATTTAGGAGCAAGTGACGCAACTCCTGCTTTTGATTTATCAGATGCAACTAACTATCCAACAAGTTCATTAACAGGAACAATTACAAATGCACAACTTGCAGGGTCAATAGATGATTCAAAATTAAATACAATTACAACAGCAGATAAAGTTTCTGCAGCAGCAGTTCAAGTTGATGGTGCTACAGATGGAACAGGAATTACTTTAGCTAATACTGATAAATTAATTGTAGATAATGCGGGAACAAGTAAATATATTAACGCATCACAAGTAACAACTTTTATAAATACAAACGCACATTTTACAACATTGACTGAAGCAAGTGCGGATGCGACAGCTTTAGCGATAGCTTTAGGATAGGAGGAAACATATGGCTAATACATTTAAAGTTAAGAGTAATGCAGCAATGCCAAGTTCAAGTGGTACTCCAGATACTATCTATACATGCGGTGCTTCTGGTGGAGCAGTTGTATTAGGTTTGGTATTAGCAAATGTACATACTTCTAGTGTAACAGCTTCTGTTAAATTAGAAAGTAATACAGTTGATACTGAAACTAATGAAGATGTATTCTTAGTAAAAGATGTACCAATCCCAACAGGGAGTTCACTTGAACTATTAAGTGGTAACAAGGTTGTATTACAAGATACAGATGTACTAAAAATAGATTGTGGAACAGCAGCAAAGATTGATGCTACACTTTCTATAATGGAAATAACATAAGATTAAATAGGAGAACATAGATGCCTTTTATAGGACCAAAACCTGCTGATACAGTACTTGATAGTACTTTGATTGCAGATGGAACAATTACTTCAGCAAAGATTGCAGATGGTGCAATTGTCAATGCTGATTTAAATTCTTCTGCAGCAATTGATACAAGTAAAATATCTGGACTAGCAGCTTCAGCAACAACTGATACTACAAATGCAGCTAATATTTCTAGCGGTACAATAGCTGATGCTCGTATAAGTGCATCTTCTGTTCAACAACATACTACATCATTTGACGATAACAAAATTGTTAATGATATTTCTACACTTGCTTTAAGACAAGCATCTGACCAAAACAAATCAGCTTACAATACTAACTCACAGTTTGTAGATGTATTCCAAGATAATACAGGTATTGATACAACAAGTGGTGTTGAAAGAACTGATGATGAATTTGTTGGTTCAATGACACAAAGATTGCAACAATTTACATTAGATAATGATACAGTTAGTTTGGTTCACTTTGACAACAATGTAACAGATGATAATTCAAATATTACTTGGACTAATAACAATGTAAGTTTTAATAATACTACTAAAAAACTTGGAACACACTCTGGTTATTTTAATGGTAGTAATGGTTATCTTCAAGATGATACAGGTAATTCACAATTTTATACTACAGGAGATTTTACAATAGAAAGTTGGTTTTATTTAACTTCTAGTAGTGGAAATAATCAAATATTTGAAATCAATGATGGTACTGGTAATAAACAAGGTGTTTTATTTGGATATTATGATAGTGGAAGTTCAAGATATACTATTTATGGAAACTTTAATGGTACATCTTGGGATATAAGTGGTGGAGATTTTCATACAGGAAATAATAGTATTAGTTTAAATACTTGGTATCACTTAGCTTTAACAAGACAAGGAAGTACAACAAGATTGTATTTAGATGGAGTTCAAGTTGCTACAACAACTACATCATGGAGTTTAAGAAACGATACTCATATTGTAAATATTGGTGGTATAGTTCATGGATATTTTAATGGTTATTTAGATGAATTTAGATTTTCTCATGTTAATCGTTATCCAGATGGAACAACATTTACACCAAATCAAAGTGGATTAAATAACGCAACAGGAAACTTTACAGGCACAACAATAACTGCACCATCAAGTGTATCTTCTATGGGTGCTATTATTACTTATCAAGACAATGCAGGTACTAACGCATTGAACACAGATATAGTTTTACAGTTATCAGCAGATGGTGGCTCTAACTATTCAACTGCTACACTTACAGCTTTACCAGATTTTTCTACAGGTATTAAAATGGCTAAAGTAAATGACTTAGCTGTAACAGCAGGAACACAA